TCAGCCAAGCGCGATTCCGATGTGTTCAAGGCATACTGGGGATCAGCGGGACGCATGACTGCCGATGAACGAACGATGGTCAAGGAAGTGAAATCGCTCTACGAGTTTGAGATCACTCAGGAACAGCTTGCGTGGTATCGCTGGTACTTGAAGGAAAAGGCAGACGACAGCGAAATCCAGATGTGGCAGGAAATGCCGCACACGGAGTACGCAGCATTCGTCGCAACGGGTAGCCAGTTCTTCACCGCACGCATGATCGGTGAGGCATACCGTAGGTTGCAGAAGCAGGAAGCGCCCAAATACTTCCGCTTCCAAATGGGCATGGATTTCTCCGACACAACCATCGTCCCGTGCCATGCCAAGATCGCACATCTCAAGGTATGGGCAGAACCCGTCGAAGGCGCGCACTACGCGCTCGGTGCAGATCCGGCCTACGGAAGCAGCGAGGAAGCAGACAGATATGCCATCTCGGTGTGGCGCTGCTATGCCGACAAGATCGAGCAGGTCGCAGAATACTGCACCACCGAGATGTCCACCGCGAACTTCGCATGGGTCATGGTCTACCTTGCATCAGCCTACGATCCCTGCACCTGGAATCTTGAGATCAACGGTCCGGGTACGTCGGTGCTGACCGAACTCCAGAATATGAGCAAGAGCCGCACACTTGGGCCAGAGTCCATGCGGCCCGCGATGCAGAATGCCATGCGGAATATCAGCAACTACCTGTATCGCAGGTTCGATAGCCTATACTCCGCGCCAAGCGCCATCCATACGATGACGACCAGCAGCGTGAAGGAGCGATACCTGGGTGCGCTCAAGGACTATTTCGAGCGCGGCTACTGCATCCCGCATAGCCGTGACCTGATTGATGAGATGAAGGAACTGCGCCGAGATGGTGGCAGTACCCCTTCGGCATCGAGCGGAAACCACGATGATCGCGTGATTGCAGCTGGTCTTGCAGTCATCGCGTGGAACGATCAGGTACGCTCTCGCCTGATGATGCAGCACCAGACCTATGAGCAGGTTAAGGCGCGTGGCACAGCGTCCCCAAGCAATGATGTGGGATCTCGCGTCGTGCAGAACATGATGCGACGGGTCGGGTTTACCGATCTCGTGAAAACACCAACCCCAGATGGCGTGAGAGTGGGTCAGGTATGAGCCTGGAGCAGATTTCCTACTGGCTCAAGCGCCTGATTGAAGAACCGCAACTAGGGTGGAGCAGGGATCTCTCGGTGCTAGCGCAACTTATGGGGCTGAAGTTCACTTTCGCGGTCAAGAATCGAGCCTATGGTAAGGTGAGGATGGGTATTCCAGAGCAGAAGCGAGTGGCATCAGTCCTGAAGGACATCATCGACGGCAGGTTGATATGCGAACGGAAGATGCGCGCGGGTAGAATCAAGGGAATGGCCGTGCTTTGCGACCGTCCCATACCCATCAACGAGCGCAATGTGAGTACCGCATTTGTCAGCATAGGCCGTCATGGTGTAAAACTGACGCTCAAGGCACCAAAAATGGCAGTTCCGGCACCGAAAATGCCCTCTTTTAGTGAGATTTTGGGGAGAAGTTGATGGCTGTTTTGAACAACTTTGAGTGCGCCGCACACGGTATTTTCGAGGGTTTTGAGGCGAAATGCCCTCATGGTTGCTCAAAAAAGTTCGTCAAGCTGGTCTTTATCAAGCCCCCTGCCACGAAATCACAGCGCACCCGCAACATCGAGCGCGAAACCCGCGCGCTGGCCGACGATTACAAGCTGCGCGACATCCCGACGCCGGAAGAAGGCGTCAGCACCATGACGAAACTCGGGCGCACGGGCAAGGGTGTGCAGTGGATGGACATTCCTCACGGCAAGGCGGGCACCGCAGCATCGAAGTTCGACATCAGTTCGCTGGGTGCCGATCCTGGTGCGCGACCGGGACTCGTCCCCGGCATGTTCAAGGGGCCGACTCCGCAGTTCGTCAACCCCAAGGGTAGCTAATGGACATTCCCGAAAAGGACGAAGATCGTTTTGCGTTGTTCGAGACTGTACTCGGCAACTGTTTTTCGACGCAGGAAACACGCAAGCCCAACTACAACAAGTTCCGACAGTTTTATCTGTTCGGTACGGATAACGGCGACACGGATCAGACCTACAACAAAATCTATCCGCACATCGACCAGATCCTTTCGTTCATGTACTCAAACGAAACGACCAAGTTCTCCATCGAACTTGGCGCGTCGGTTGAGCAGGTCGAGATCAAGCGCGTTCCGAAGCTCAACAAGGCCATCAACGACGAGTGGCACGCCAGCAATGGCGACCTGACGTTCATGGCGGGGCTGGAATGGGCGCACGTCTATGGTTCGACGTTTATGAAGTTGCGATGGAACGGCAAGCAGATCGAGCCGTTCATTGTGGATCCGCACGACTTTGGCGTGCTGCGAGAGGACGTTTCGCAACTTTCGCGCCAGGAAGCCTTCGCACAGGAATACTGGATCACGAAGGGCCAGCTTGAGTACGAACTGTTGGCCTGCGAGCATCCAAGGGCGAAGCAGATCATCGCCTCTGCTGCGACGGCCATTCCGCGCACCGATAAAGGCGGGGACATGATGAGCCGCCTTGTGAGCAACAGCGCGATCCCGACATCGGGCGGCGCCGTGGCGCAGGGCAACTACAACGGCGCGATCACGATTAGGCAGGACTATCTTCCGAAGGTGTCCGAACCGCTCATCAAGATGACCGAACTGTATGTGTTCGACAACAAATTGCAGGATTTCCGGGTAGTTACGCTCGCAAGCCCTTTCATGGTGGTGTTCGACAGGCCCATCAACCGCATGTTCGTTGACCACGAGATCCCGTTCGTACAGATATGCCCGAACCCGGATCACAACTACTTCTGGGGCCGTAGCGAAGTCGAGCGCCTGATGCCGCTCCAGATGATGCGAACGGATCGAATGGATCAGATCCGAAGGCTCATGTCCCTACAGGCCAAGCCGCCGACATCGCTCATCGGGTTTGAGGGCATCACCGACGAAATGGTGGCGACTCTCAACTCTCCTGGTGGATTCATTGCATCGGCCATGCCGGGAGCGAAGGCCGATCAGTTGACTCCGCAGATACCGGATGACCTGTTCAAAGACATCGGCATGATTGATTCGATGTTTGAGGAAATGTCCGGCATCACGAACGTCATGTCGGGTCGCGGTGAAGCGGGCGTGCGCTCGACGGGTCATGCGAGCCAGCTTGCGAGACTCGGATCGAGTCGTGCGAAGAAGCGCGCACTGCTCATCGAGGATTCACTGGAGAAGGTCGCAACGCTGTATTTACAGATCATGCAGCGTTATGACGATGAGACAGACTACCGCGATGAAGATGGCGATACGTTCGCTCCGCACCAGTTCACGAAGGACTATGTAGTGAAGGTTGACGCGCATTCCAACTCGCCAATCTTCACCGAAGATCAGGCCGACAAGGCAATGGAATTGTTCAAGGCTAAGGCGATCACACGCGAGCGGTTGATCGAGATGATGGGTGTTCCAATGGAACAGTTGCTCAAACAGGATTTAAAAGATAAGATCGAACCCGCAGAAGCGCGTCAAGCCGAAAAGCAGGATCAGCAAGAAAAACTGAAACTGCACCATGGCGGCAAGATGTGATCCAGTAAGAATCGGGGGCATTTTGCACGAAACTGACAGGAGGATCCTCATGGCCAAGCGCAAGAAGAAAAGCCGCAAGCACAAGCGTTAAGCTTGTCTTTCGCCACCTGGAAACCCCTGAGCCGTTTCAGGGGTTTTCTGGTGCAAAGTCCGAAGAATTTGACTTGTCCCGAAATAGTGATTAAATCAGCATCATGTCAATGCCCCCGGAAGTGATGGCCGCACTCCAGCGAAATAAACCCGCTGGCGCAGAGCAGCCTGCTCCTTCCCCCGGCCCCGCCGCAGGCGGTGCCATGATGCCGCAGAAGCCAGCCGGCGCGATTGAAGCAGGCAGGCTCAAGGTATTGACGGCGATGAAGGTGCTGGAACAGGCACTCGTCGTTTTCGGCGCGATGGGAAAGGAAGGCAAGGCCGTACT